TGTTACGCATCTTACGTTGCGCGTCTTGTCGGAAGTAACCTTTGATCTCGATAAACATATCCCCAATCTTTAGATCAGGGACATAGTTTCTCTCTACCACATAGGGCAACTTACAAGGTTCATACTCATAAGTTACCCCACGCTTATCGAGGTTCTGCTGAACACGCTCTTCTAAGGTAGACCTAGAAGTCTGCGGCATTAGCAAATACCTCATCTTCTGAGTTGGCTGCTGTCGTGGAGGGGGCGACATAACCATCCTCTTCATCGAACACAGATGTTGCTGAACTTCCGTACTCGACAAGCTCTAGTACTTGTACTGCTTTTAATCGTAATGATACGCCTACCTGTTTGGTAGCTGGCATCACATAAGGGATAGGTTCAAATGCAACCTTCACCTTAGAGCCATTACCAATCAATGCAGATTTATCCATCGGTTTTACCTTTGAATCAAACACTGTTGGTCTTTGCTCAAACATCGTACCGTCTTTACGTTTGATCTTAGCTTTTAGTTTAAACTTAAACTCCACGTTGCCTGTGTCATCACCAGTGTCTCGGTCATAGACAGGTTGGCATACGGGACGAGTGGCCAGTTGGTTCTTCATGCGTGGGTCTTTCTCCACTGCCTTGTCGAACTCAGCTTGAACTATATTTTCTAGTTTCTCACTCATTTCTACGGAGTCAGCTACGGGCATCTGAATGTTGATGCTGTAGTCACCGTCAGGGTTAAACTTTGTGTCAGGTTCAAAGACCTTAGCCCACATTGCTGTGCCTTCGATAACTGGTAGTTTAGATTTAGCCATGTTGTGTATCCTATAGTTAATGTTAATGGGTGTTGGGCTTAAGGGGAAGTTTAGGATTAGGCGAAAAAGTAATCACTCTCCAAAACTTCTTTTAAGTCTAACTCTCCTTTCTCTGGGGGTGGTGGTACTATAACACCATCCGGTAATGTAGCTACTGCGTTAGTGTAGAGATCAAGAAGGACATCATGCTCTTCATACATCGCTACAAAAGCTGCACGTAACTCGTTGTTTAGTCTAGGCATGTTGGGACTATGTGTGGCGTATGAGTCATGCACCATAGCAAAGTCAGTGATACCTTGATCTAAACATTTATCCACTGTCAGTGTTAAGGCTGCTGCATCAAGCGAGTGTACAAAGTTAGGGCTTGCTGCTGACAACATCTTGCGACTGTCAATGGTATCTTCCTGCGCTTCTCGGTAGGACAACCTAATGATTGACCCGTTAAGATGCGAATGAACTCTCTTCTTCTTACTGTTAGGATAATACTGCCTAACTATAAGGTTCGTTGGTGTCTTCCAATGGAAGGCTATGTCGTTCTCTACATATAACTTGGCTATGTCTTTGATGTAATTCATTGCTCCAAAAGCAGAGACGATGACATCGCTGATCGCTTGCCATACAAAGCCAGACAAATACAGAGCCGGTTGGAAGAACTCATCGCCCCAAGGGTTATTACCCTTACACTTGTCTGATAGTGCTTCCTGTATGTAACCTCTACAGGCATGACGAGTACCAGAATAAGGCACAATCATGACTGATCGTTTAGTGATCTTCCGACAAATGCCTATATCAAGCAACTGGTAAGACATTGAAGTCTTCTCTTGCTCTAATAAATCAGTAGCACGTTTAGCCACATCAGCATATATGTCTTGAGGCCGTCTGCTAGGTAGTAGATTAACCGCACGGCCCCCTTCAGAGTCCCTGAGCATCGCTGAGAGGTGTTGTAATCCATTACATGAACCATCACTAGCGCATGGTAAACGTGTCTCATACGGCCTGTTAGACCCCTTAGCGATCGTCCATTCAGCCCACTCAGCACACCATGCCAGCGCTTGCCAAGGCTTGTCGGCCTCTTGCCACCACCTGTTTGTAAACGGGTCTTCATATACAGCTAAGGCGTTCTCAGTGTTGCTCAATGCCCACAGCTCACGATCTATAAGTGATACCTTATCAACTCCAAACACGTTAGCTCCATGTATGGCCAACCAAACAGCGTCCCCGTCAGTGTCCATAGTGACTGGGTTAGAGAACTCCAACAGTGCCTTAGAGTAGTCAGCATTCTGTGGTGACAGGAATGATTCTACTGGGTACTTGCGTCCCCTGAAGTCACACTGCCATACGAACCAGAAGTTCTCATGGTCAAGGTACTCCTCAGCTAACTGAATGGTACGCTCAACCTGAATACGTCTGGACATGTTACGACCATTCTCACTGTATATCTTGTTACGGCTACGCTTAAACTCTTTGAACTCTACTTTTTCTTCATCGTTTAAATCTTTAGGCTCTACGCTAAATGGGTATGGAGGCACAGCTATGTTATCTTTAGGCGGTAAACCTTCCCACTCCTGACCACTATCCCACGCTGCACGTAGGGTCTCTGCTACGAACCTGTTAATCCTCCAAGGTGTTTTCTGCAAGGCATTGACACAACGGTATTCCATTTTTAGGTCTTGCTTCTCGAACTCTTCGATGTACTCTTCAACATGCTTCTTCATATGCCGTGAATCCTTAAGAATGGTTTCTTGTTAATGTGTTCACTGTAGTAACCACCACCAAAGAATGAATCCCAATCTTTAGGCGGGATGATGCAAGGAGAATAACGAGGTAAGTTAGACTCGTTGGTTTCGTTGAATGCTTTAATCCATTCTAACGTGTCATCGGTAGCTTGAAGGTACACGACAGTCTTACGTCTTTGGTACTCCTTGCGTACTTTAACAATGCCTGTCTCTTTGATGATAATATCTATAAGACGCATACCTACATGAATACGATCGGTGTCAGCCCAAAAAGGAATGTCAACACTATCGAGCTTCATCTTATGGTTTAACCCGTGACGTTTATGGTCAAAACCCTTGTCTGATTTTTGATTAGCCATTTTGATAAGATTGGTGGCCGTTTCTTTGTCTAGCTTTAGCCACTCATCTAATCGTTTTTGGGTTTCTATGTTTACACCCACAAGTCTAGCTACGTTAAGTAACGGTACATTCTGTGCCACCTTGTCGATGACAGAGATCAAAGCCAAGTAAGCAACCTGTTGAGGGTCAGCGCCTTGCAGCACTTTAATGGTTATGTCTCTGTTGCTCGTCTTAGACTTCTGTAATTCTTTAATGCCTTCTGCTACTGGCTCACATACGCCAGAGATAATAGTCCTCCCGTGTAATGTTTTAGATTGTAGGTTCTTTGTTACTAGCTCATCGAGCTGTTTGTTGTAGCGGTCTATACCAGACTGAAGCATCCGATATTCTAGCTCAACTTGTTTGTTCATAGTAGTCATGTCAGACCCTCGTTTTGGGACACTAATTAATGAAACGGTGGCGCTACTCATATCTTACTTCGATAGCGGAGTTAAAGACTCACCGGATAAACTATATGGTGTGTGCATATTAATGTGTATTACTTCGGTGGCGTAGTAACCTCGTGACAGCTTAGGAATCTGTTGCTCCACAAACGTAGACAAGGAAACTCTGGATTTTTTTAGAGTCCAATAATCTTTTACGCCACTGTACGCCACTGCTACGCCACACCTTCTAGAATGTCACAGCCGTTGACGATGTTGGTTGGAGCTAAGTGAGCATAACGCATGGTCATCTTAATATCGGAGTGACCTAACCATTCTTTTACTTTATAAATATCCATACCACCTTGCACTAATCTTGAAGCACATGTGTGCCTCCAAGTGTGCCAAGTACAGTCATCTAAATGAAGTTGATTGCGAAGTCTAGCCCAAACTCTACGGCATGTTGAGTCCTTACTAGGGTGCTTGTCGAACTGTCGTGTCTGTAATATCTCATGAACTCTATTAGTAATGGGCAGCAATAAAGGTTTACCATTCTTACGATCAGGTATGTATACACCCCACCTGTTACCAATCGTATGTAATGTAGTATCAAACTTTAATAACTCACTAGCCCTCATGCCTGTGTCACACGCAACGATTGCTGCATCATGAAGATAATCTTTACCCCAAGATTTAAGAGTCAATAAAATTAGCTGTTCCTCTTCACTGCTAAAGTAACGCAGCTTACCTTCTGCTGGTTTCTGTCTTCGTATCTTTGGCATCTTAGATAATCTATCTTGGTCATAAGCTAAGCGTAAAGATACAGACACAACATTAAGATACTTATTGATAGTGCTTGCAGCAATACCATTCTGTTTTAATTTAACAATCCAATCATCAATACGATTAGTAGTGATGTCCTCAATATTAGTCTTAGCACCTAACACTTTTCTAGTGGTGTTTATTAAGTAAGCATAAGCGCTCTCACTCTTACCACCACGCCAGTACATCTCGTTAGCATTGTCTAAAGACTCGCCTAACGTCATGTTACAGCTCTGCTCAGGTGTTACCTGCATAGGTATAGGCAAGCCTACCTTATCCGCATGGCGTACCTGTGCTTCCCATAGCGTAGCTTCTTCGACAGTGGAGAAAGACTTACGAAACCTTTCACCGTCTTTAGTGGTGATGTATGCTTGCCACTTCTTACCTCTAAGTTTAACACTCATATTAAGATCCCTAAGATATATGACATACTAGCACCAAACAAAGTACATGCTACTGTAAATAAAAAAGCTTCTAATAATATATTCATAACATCTCCATTACGGTGTTACTAAGGGTTTCTGCCTAGAAGTCAACAGCGAATCGAGGAACATTTTGTCCTCATCTATCCAAGCTGGAGGTCTAGTAGACTTCTTCATCTTAGGTAGCAGATGGCCATACTTCTTATTGTACTCACGTATAGCTGCATCCGGTATAACTATCTTGTCCATTAGTCCGCCTCATATGCTATGTCCTCTACCTTGAGTACTTCCTCGTTAGCGTAGTCAACTATCTCTTCAAGCTCCCACGCACCGTCAAGTAGCTGGTCTTTGGCATCCTCTTCGTTTTCTGCGTGTACGATATACTCAGTGATAATCATTGAGCGTGTTGTTACTCTGTATGTGTTGTCCATTAATATTTACCATCCTCTATGTCAGTGTCACGTTGATCGTCAGGGTCGTGTAGTGTGGTGAATGATACACTGCCTACCCCATCAGGTAAGTCCCCCATGTATTCTAAGGCTTTGCTGTAGGTCTTGAAGTGCATCTCTACAATGCCACCTGCACATGAATGTGTTACTAAGTAGTCACTCATCTTCTATTTCCTCCATATGTGTGTAAGTTGTACTTTCGCTTTCTACCAAGTAAGTGTGAAACTTTTGGGCTTCTTCATGGTCATCAAATAAAAACTCAAGGTCACGCTTACCTTCTTTGTCATCCCTGCCCCATCTAATTACAATCATCGCCTCCACCCTATTGTCTTACCTTCGCACTGAGCGAACCAAAAGTTAATATCATCAGCAATCTGCTGTGCTGTAGCGTCACCATCGACAATCTCGATGTCACTAGGCTTGACCTTAACAGACCAGTAGAACTCTTTGCTGTCCCTGTAGGTAGTGATGTCACCACCGTCCATATAATACTGGAGCATTACACACTCTCCACTTCATAAGGTAATTCATCATGTATCATCAGCTCTATCAGATATTGATGTAAAGATAGTTTAAGCTCTACAGGGTCTTCAATAAACTCGTCTTCATCAAATGGTATTCTAA